CGTAATTATTTCAATTAATTTTTCTTTCTTATTTTCTACTTTGGGTTTTCGGAATCCTCTCATTGATATATTTGCTGATATCAACATGAGAACTGCAACAGGGTCAAATACAAATATTAATATAATAATAATGATTCGTACTGCCTTATCAAAATGATTTTCTGCTTCATCACCATAAATAAATTCTGCAACATATTTGATAGGTCCTAAATCTGCCTCTAGTTTTAATTGTTCTGTTCTTATACCTGCCTTTTTATCTGATAATTCATTAATCTTATTTAAACTTTCATCAATAGTTTTTTCTAATAATAATCTTTCTTCTCTCTGATTATTTCTTTCATCTATTGCTCTTTGTGAACTACTAGAAAACCAACTTGTCTCCTCTGTTGTGTTTATAACTAATTCATCCATTTTCTCTAACTGTGTTTGAGAACGACTAATAGTATTTTGTCTTTGTTCTATTTGTTCATCTATAATCTGTATCTGTAATGCATTATTATTTTCAGGTACAACTTGGTCTAAATGTGCCTTTGATAAAAACCCAAATATTCCTACCGAAGTTATAAAAATCAAAACTACAACTGCACTTGTTAGATAATATTTGATTGACTTCGGTAATAATGGACTGTTCCAATTATTATACAACCAACTTGCCATAACAAGTTTTGCAACTTCTAATGCCCCACCCATGGCATATATCGCTGTTGTGGCACCTGCAAATAAAGCTGCTAACCCTATTATACTATAACCTGCGGCTATAATAGATAAAGATATACCACTAATGAGTGTTAAGTAAGTTAAAAACATCTAACTATTTATAATGTTTCTAAGTCTTTAATTATTCTAATAACTCTATCAGCGTAATCTGGTGTCTCACTATATCTGTCCATAGTCTTTACTGCGACTTTAGGATTCATAGGTTTATCATTCATAAGTGTGTATGTTCTATACTTTCTAAACTTATAATATGCCTCATGTGTATTTAATAAACGGTAATATTCTTTTACCGAATCACATTTATTTAAAAATACTCTATACATGACATCCGTGTTTTCTTTTGCATGTCTATGAGGTACTTTGTTTGAGAATGCTTTTATACCAAATAGATTGTTTGAATCTTTTGCCAAGTCTGATTCACCCCAGCCTGTTTCTAGAACTGACTGTGCAATTATCATATTTCTAGGTATGTAATTGTTTCTTGTTATTGTTGATTCTATTTTATCTACACATTGATTAATTCTATCAACATATTCTTCCTTGTTAGTATAATGAAAACTTGGGTCTGGAAAGTCTCTCATTATAAAGTTATTAGGATTAAATGTTCCTATGTAGTATATCACTAATGTATAAAAGGCACCTGCAATTATTTGGTAGAATATATTAATTATTTTATTTAGTGTCTTCAACTCTTTTTCCGTCTTTCATACTATATTTTTTTGTTCTTCTGATATCAAAATTACAAACTAAACTTCTTCTCATTCCATTACCTGTAAAAGGATAAACTAAATGTTGCATATCATAAGGAAAAATATAAAAATCACCTACTTTAGGTGTTATTAAGTGTGTGGGATTACTCCAAGTACCTCCACAATTTCCTATTAATTCTGTTTTGCCATTACAGGCATGTCCTGTATCAGTTATTTCTTTACCGAAATCTGGAACTTTCAAATATAAAATAGATGAAAAACCTAAATCTTCTCTACCACTATGAGTATGAACTCCTTGATATTCATTTTTATATTGGTCATTTATCCATGCACTATTTAAATCAACTTCTTCAATATCATATGAAAAATCTTGTGGACAATAATCAACTACATGATATATACTTTCTTTAATTTCTGAATCTGTATCAACCTCATCTATATGGTCTCTAAAGTGATATTCATTTCTAATCTTACCGACTAAATAACTTTGTGCATTAGTTTTATCATCTAGAGTTTCACACTTTGCATTTATTCTATCTACAAGATTTTGTGATACTTCAAACTTATATACTATCTGACCGAAATGTATTTTTTCAGGTTTCATTTTATGTAAGCGATATAATTAAATCCACCTACATTATCAGGTAATCTTCTAGATGTAAATACTAAACTATCTGATAGTTTTTGCATTTGTTTTTGTAATTTTTTTCTTTGTGTGGGTGTTAGATTGTCTTCTAAATCTTGACCCCAATTGCCTGTATAATAAGTTATACCTGGCGAATGTTCTTCATTTTCTTTTAAGAACTTTTTTAAATACTTTGGTGTTTCTACTAATTGTTTTTTTAGATATTGGTCTATCTCTTTGCTCATGTCATCTCCTTAACTTCTTGAACTACACATTTAGGTATTATTGTAGAATTACCACATTCATCAATACTCCCATCCTCTTTAAAATTGAAATCACTAACTAATCTAATGACTTCTTCTTCATCACTAATCAGAAAGCCTGTACTTAGACATCTAGGTAAGTTTTCTTCTTTTACATCCTCAACACTTCGCCATGATGAATCAGATGTTATATCAATCCAATATACATGAACGAACTTGAATGGAATTTTTTTAATTTTACTCACAGTCTGGTTCTTCCTCAGTTTCTGGTTCAGTATCTTCTTCTGATACTGTAATTGTTATAATCGGTTTACCATCTACAACCATTGTCATAGTTTTAGATTCTGCTCTTGCTGTAGTTACACATATAACTAATGCAAATAATAATATAAATGTACTTAATCTCAATGTATTCTCCTGCTGTTGTTACTATATTCTTCTTCTTCTGCCCATTCTTCAAAATCTGTTACAACTTTATTATATTCAGCAATTTTATTATCAATATAATCTAATAAGTCTCCTTTTATTTTTATTTCTTTTTTTTCAACAGGATTTATTAATTCTATACTTGCTTTCATTAATAATAATTCCTCTATGAATTGTAATGCTTCATGTGGTCCCATTTATCATCTCCTTTACTTCTTCTAAATTTTTATATGCAAGAATATTTTCTGACATACTATTAATAGATTCTTTTATTAAATCTCTATATTCATGTTTTAATTGAAATATTGTAGATAGTGATATGACTTCTACATCAATAAAAAAAGCTGCCGTATCTTTATCAACTGTTAATGTTCTTTCATGTTCTATTCTAAAGTATAAATCATTTAGACTTTTAAACTCTGGTTTTTTATGTCTAGGGTGATTACTTAATTTTTTTAAAGGTGATATTCCCCATACATGTCTGTGAAATGATTTACCACTTGTCATAGAACGCCATATACCATCACTTGCCTTTAATAACATTTCATTATCAGCAACAGGTTGATGAACTTCTGATAGTGTCTTACCTTGTACTGTTCTAGGATTCCATGAACTTGCCATTGCAACAAAAGCTGCCTCAACTTTACCTTTGTACATGATAATTACATCATCAGGTATTTCTAAACCCATTTCTATAATGTCTAGAAATGGACAATCAGATAAATTCATTGCCTCAGAAGTTTTTTTAACTAACTTCTTTTCTACAGCAAGGTCTGATTCAAATGACATATCACCCATTAGGGTATTATACTCGATAAATCTTTCTTCAAATGCCTCTTGAAGATAGTCTTTGAACTCTACAAAATCTATCGGTGTAAACCTAGGACTTGTTGTGTATGGTGTTTGTACTATTTCTTTTATATTCATAATTAATGTGTCCATTATACAGGACATTCAACTCATTGTCAAGCACTTTTTTAAGTTTTTGTTGGGTCAATAAAATCATCATTCCATCCAAAAGCGTCCTTTACAACTGAAGGAGTTAATCCTTTATATGAATTATGTAATTTTTTATCTTTAATAACACATAATAAGTTTGCCTCATCTTTGTGAAGTCCTTCTAGTACTTGAATGAATAAAGTTTCTTTTCTTGTTTTAGATAATGTATTATCACCACCTACAATAAAATGCCATAGTTTATTAGATTCAGATTCTAATATAGTATGTTCTGTTCCCATAGGTGCTTCATTCTCCATGAAAGGAGGAGTACCTACTGGTAAATCCCATTGTATCTTTGGGTCAAATGCACCTTTTAAGATTCTTCTTAAACCAGGTGTATCATTCTCTTTCAAGATTTCTACTTTTTTTGATTTTACTTTTGCATTATTTATTTTAGTAAATACTTCTGTAAATAATAATTTACCTGTACCACCTGTTGCCATTTGTTGCATAGCTTCAGGCGACATCAGATTTGGGTTTCTTTCTGCCATAATATTTTCCTCATGTTAAAAGTCATTTATATTGCTCATTAAATTTTTCAACTTATGGTCTATAAAGTATTGTAATAGTTTTGAACTATCGGGTACTTTATATGACCTGTAAGTATTTATAATATCCTCTTGTAGTGCTAGAGGAATCTCATCTAAATCAATCAACTTCTTATTTCGTTGATAATTTAATCTTGTTATACTACCAAGTGGTATGTTATCTAATTCTGCCCACTCTTGTAATCTTTTCTTATGTA